ACATCTTGTCTATTGTATTCCACAAAAGTTTTAAAATCACTGTTGTACAATTGATCCAAGGTGCCTTCATAAACTGTTTTCTTCTCTCCCAACTCCATTTCACCTATGGCATCCAATCTGTATGTGTGGCGTTCTTCATAGGTATATTTTCTATACAGTTCTAAACTGTCTATGTGTACTCTGCCTATTAAATCATAAGTTTCCTGTTCTCTGCCATACTTCTCAAATGTTCTTTTCTTGGGCATCTGTGACCATAAACAAAAACGTCTTGTGTCATCTTTACTCAATACTTTGCTGACTCTATTGACAAGATAAGGAATATCATAACCTTCTGAGTTCCAACCACTCAACACATCCACATCTTCTATGATGTCCAAAAATGCCTGCAGCATGTCTGCTTCTCGTTCGTACAAATATAAATTCTTGATGTCTTTGGTTTGTTCACTAGCTTGTTCCATGTTCAATGTTTTGGGAATCAGTGCAAAAGTAACCATGCTGTCAATCCATTGTAGATACACAGTGATTGCAGTGACTGGCATGAAGGGGTCTGATGGATCAGCAAATCCCTTTGCAGGATCAAAGTCTGCTTCTATGTCAAAAAATGCCACATTCAGTTTGGGAGCATCGTGGTTGAGATAATTGGCACTGAGACATTGAAATATGGGATTGATGTCCGATTCAAATAATTTTTTGTTTCTATTGATGGCCAGTTCTTTGTGAAAATCTTTGGTATTTTTGCTGACTATTCTGCTGAGAGTATTGCCATACACACTTCTAAATTTGCCATTGGCATCTTCATAAAAGAAAGTGTATCTTATGGGATATTCTTTGTAAATTCTTTTGCCTTCTTTGCGCTCTACCACGCGAATGATATCGTGATTTCTATCGAAGAATGCGTCTATGTAACTCATATATTTCAATCCGTGTCATTTGGGGCTGACACATACCAAACAATCGTTTATGGCCGATTATGCCTTACCTAATATAATACAACAGTATACCTCCGAAACCCACAGTTGTCAATACTAAATTTGTCACTATGAGTGCCGGTTCTCGCCAAAGCAAAGATACAATCAACCAAACCACACCTCCCATTGCCAATAATAATGGTCCTATAGGATATAGTTGAGGAAAGCCTGCATTCACAAATGTGCCCACTATCAAAATAGCTGTGGCAATCCATTTGAGAATTTTACCTGTGTTATTTGGTTTCATTTTTGTCATAAACTCTATTGATCACATTGTTGACTCTCACAAAGTGAGCACACTTGGGCATATCTTTGATGCGTCTTGCTCCAATATAAGTGCAAGTGCTTCTCACACCACCCAATATCTGTTCCACTGTGTCTTTCACAGGTCCTCTGTTGTGCAACAATACTGTTTTGCCTTCTGTGCCTCTGTAGCCATCTTTTCTTGCTCCGTGTTTTTCAAATGCTGACTCGGAACTCATGCCATAGAACACTCGCTTGCCATCTCTTAATTCTAATTCTGATTCATCATGTGCTGCCAGCATGCCTCCCAGCATCACCATGTGTGCACCTGCTCCCAATGCTTTGGCAATGTCTCCGGGTTCAGTGCAGCCTCCATCTGCTATGATGTGCCCACCCACTCCGTTGGCAGCATCTGCGCATTCTATCACTGCTGAAAATTGTGGCACTCCCACTCCTGTCTGTGTTCTTGTGGTGCACACTGATCCTGGACCTATGCCTATCTTCACCACATCTGCTCCGTTGATGATTAATTCTTCCACCATCTCTGGTGATACCACATTGCCTGCTATGATGGTCTTGTCGGGAAATTCTGATCTAATTCTTTGTACAAAGTCCACAAATTGTTCATGATATGCGTTGGCCACATCAATAGTGATCATGTTCACGTCAGGATACTTGGCCATGACCTTTTTTAAGGTCTGATAGTCTGCAGAATCGTTGTCCCATATGGCTCCAGTGCCTGTGCAGGCACTCACATATTGTAATTTTAATCCAGTGCCCATTGCTCTGTCCCAATCTTCAATGGTGTAGTGTTTTCTCAACACAGTCAGCAGTTTGTATTCCTGCAACACTCTGGCCATGCTGAATGTGCCCACGCCATCCATGTTGCTGGCCACTATGGGCACAAATGAAATTTGTTGTTTGCTGTTGCGGAAGTTAAAGTCTCTAATCATGTCCACATCACGTCTGGAACTCAGTGTGGATCGTTTGGGTTTTAATAATACGTCTGCGTAATCAAGATGAAGATCATAGTCTATTCTCATTTAAAAAAATCCTTTGCGTTCACTGCTCTGTCATCCACCCATACATCATATACCACTTTGCCCAATTTGAGTGAATGAAAACGACAGCCCCATTGGGATAGTTGCTGTTGAGTCAATTCACTCCAATCCAAACCAGAGTTACCTCCTCTGGCTGTATAATAATGTATTTCGTGTCCATCATCATACAACTGATTGATCTGAGCGATGCGTGACATATCAGGTGTACTGTTGTTATAATCGCTGTCTTTAGTATAGCAGATTGTGTTATCGATGTCAATGATGTACTTCATAAGATTACCAAACGTGTTTGACCCAGTTGTACACTGCAATCAAAGCAATAAACATGAAATATATCTGTTGAGTTTGCCTGGCTCTATCTTTGTCCAAAATGGCAATATAGTACCACAAACTGATGGACGCTAAACAAATTATCCAAGCAATCCACTGAATGCTGATGATGGCCGTAGCGTGCATAGTGGCTGCTGTGATCCCAAAGCCTGCCGCGACCCATCTAATCATTGTGCCTTTACTTGTCTTTGCCTACTGCAATCACCAAGTTTTCTAAATTATCAAATTCTTCAGCAACTTTGGTCCAATCACCTTTTTGTGCAATCTTGATTGCTCTATTGATGATGGCTGGTTTGATTTCTAATTCTTCTGCCACTGCTTTGATAGTTTCTTTCAAACCTGTGCTTAAATCTTCAATTTCTGAAAGCACATTCACGCCTTCATCCACTATTTTTTTCAGTTTGGCTTGTTCTTCTGGGCCATATGTTCTTGCCATTTTATCTCCTTTTATTTAAATTATATTGTATTCGATTTCAGTCTAATTGTCAAGGTTTATTTGTCTTCTATTTTGGATTCTTTGTAAAAATATTCATCTGAATCACCAAATGTCCATTTGGCATTCTGTTCACAGTGCCAATATTTGGTACTCACTTTGAAATCTGGAGTTTTGAGTTTGCCAGGATTGGCACTGGCTTCGTGCCAAATCATTCTGTTGTTGGGTTGAGCAAAGAACTGACCATTGTCCAGTTTGCCTATGTTGTGACCTTTGTGTTCAGTGGGCACTTCGGACTCAGTCACGTTGACTGTGTTGGGATCTGAATGAGCACTGTCCACCGTGAACAAATACACACCAGACATCTTCTTGCCATCTTTCAGCACCACATCTACTCTGCTGTATTGTAGGTATTGTTTTTCAATGATGGTGATGTGATAGCTGAAACCATCCCACAGTTGTAGATAATCCAGAGGCAATTGTTCTTCCAGTTTGATGTCGGTGCGCCAAGTGAATGCACTGATGGGCAGTTTGTCATACAGTGCACCATATTCTGGTAGATATGCTTCTATGTAGAATGCTCTGCGAGGAATTGATTTCAGTGTGACCCAAGTGCAGGGCACAAATTCACCGTGACCTTTTTGGAAGTCATACAGATATTCTTTTTTGATGTAGGCTTGTGTGTAGGGAGTGTTCACTACGAAATTCATATACTAGTAATTATCTTGAGTAACGAATAGTAAAAGCTAAAATGGCTTTCCACTTTTTTGTAAAATAGAGGACTGTCTTGGGGGTGTAGTTTTTGGTGCTGCAGTAGCTGGGACTTTAGGGTCTTCAAATTCATTTGGTTTGATGTTTAGAGATTTTAGCACAGATGAGAATTGTGTGTTGAAATCTCCATGAGTGATGTTAGTCATTTTACGTAAAAAATCTTCGATGCTTGTGGTTATAGTATTTTTGGCTGAGCCATCTGATGGATTTTCCAATCTAGTTTTGATAGCTGCTGATAATTCTTTTTCAAAACCTGCGTCCTTGGGTTTACTCTGCATCATTGATCCCACAAACATATTTAGGTCGTCTTTGGTCACACCTGTTTTGCTGTAATCTTTTACACCAGCGCCTTTGTTCATACTGCCCAATGCTCCACCCAACTTGCTGGCAAAACTGTCTTTGGCAGCATCTGTGTCTTTGGGAGCAGTCATAAATTTATTCACAGCAGTGTTGGCTGCACCCACAGCAGTTTTCACAGCACCACCTGCCTGTGCAAATTTATTCATCACTTTGCCCATGGTGCCTGGAGGTTTGGCTGCAGTAGGTTTGCCCAAAGATGGAGTGACCAATTCATTGATCTTCATGGTGATTACTTTTTGTCTTGGTTGGATTTTTTTTCGTTAACTTTTTTGTCTAGAATTTTGAACAACACTTCTTCGTAGGTTTCCATCTTGCCATCACTGGGCTTGACCACTTGTTGCACAGGTATGTTGTTTTCCAGTTCAGCTTGATTGAACTTTTCATCATAGTCCATATAATGATACACAGAACTGATGTAATCTGCGGCTTTGGTGATCTTGGCTTGCACCCATCCTTCCAAACCTTCTGCTTCAGACACGTTCTTTAACAGTTCATGCAGTTTGATACTGTACTTGGCTAATTTGTAAAGATCAGCACGTGCCATCTGCACTTCGTGATCCATCTCTGCTTTGTGAGCTGCGTCTGCCAATCCTTCTTTGATCTCTTTGTGTTTCATATGTGTATTTATCTCTTCAATGGGCCACCGAATATGCTCACGTCTTTCATGTCCAGTGCGTTATCAGTGGGTTTTTGTTTTTTGGGCTTGGCTTTGGCTGATTTATAGGCATAAGGATTGGTCACATGGGGGTTTGCTATGCTGGCAATGTTGCCTGCTGATGTGGATCCCACAGATGCCACTTCTCTTATGATGTCTCTAATTTTCATCGTTTGCCCTTGCTGTATTTATGTGGTGTTTGTGATTATTTGCCAACTTTGGGCACTGTGATACCCAGCTTTTTCACTGCTTTGCCGCCTTTGTACAGTCTAGCGTGTGGCACTTTTAAATTCTTTGGACCATATATGTCACCCACTTTAAATGTGTAACTCAATTGAGCAGGATCAATGCCGTAATGATAGTCTGCTCGAGATTCTACTATTTCACGTATCTTCATTTTTTTGTCTTCACGTTTTTAGCAGCACCACGACGTTCTGGATTGGGATCCTCTCGTCTTTTTCTTGAGGCTGCTGATGCACGACCTTTTTTGCCCAATGCGTGTGCTTTGGCTTGTGGCAAACATTTGGGCTTGCCTTCTTTGCTGCTGCCTCTGGCACAGTCACCTTTGATCTTGCCGTCTGGACCAAATCTCACCCACTTCTGTTTAAACCATTGTTTGAGATCTTCTTCCATCTCCTTCACGGGCACACAGTTGGGCACCATTCTGTTGCCTTTGGGTTTCATGCCGCGCTGCACATAACCTTGCCAGCACTTCTCTAAAATCTCTCGATATTTCATACTATTTGCTCTTGTTGCCCCAATTGGCTGCGCCTTTTTTACGACACTGAACCAATGCACCTGATGCATAGGCACTAGGCCAAACTTTGTATCTGGATTTGACCTTGCGATAGCAGGCGTCCTGTTTTTCTTGCAGTCCTTGTGTGATTTCTTTGAGTTTCATAACAGTATTTGTTTAATACTATTATTTATTGCGTTTGCGTCCTTGACGCATGTTTATCTGCCAGTGTGCCAGTTGTTTCTTGCGTGCGGATGCTGTGTTAGAACTGCGTATCTTCTTTAATTGTGTGATGGTGGCACCTTTGGGTATGCCTGCTCGCTTGCTGTCACCTGGTTTGCCTGGTCCTCGGCCATCCGCAAAGTTCTCATCCACGTTGCCCAGTGGACTGATAATGGGATCACGCATTTGAGCATATCTGTTCATGTCCAGTACAATTTGGGCTTTGTGACTCACATGTGGTATGTCTGTTTTGATCAGCAGTTTTAAATTTTCGTCTGACAAAGATTTCAAATGTTGTCGCAATGCCTGACCTTTCACAGCTGGCAAAGCCTTGTCTTTGAATGGTGTATATTGAGCTCGTAGATTGTCTATGTCAGATTGTTTAAGTTTATGCTTAAACACTATTTCACGAATCTTCATGGTATTAAACCAGTTTTAATTTTTTTGCTTGTCTGCGGATCTCACCTGGTTTAACATCTCGAGTGGTGTTCTGTTTGGTAATAATTCCTACACCTGCTGCATCTTCCACAGGCACTTTTTCTTTGGATTTTGTTTTTTGACTGTATTGCTCTAGTGCTTGAGTGATCTTGCTGAGTGGATGCTTGTTGGCCTGATACAGTATGCCATAGCCACCTTTGCTCTGCCATTTGTCTATGTTGATGGGACGATCATCTATTAAAATATTTGATACACCGTTTTTGACAGCATAGGATTCTTTGCGTCCTGTCACAATGATGTCATCTGGTTTGACTATGTGCTTGCCAATCCATACTTTCTTGTAATAGCCACTGTTTTCAGTGTCACCTCTCAATGGTGAAGTCAGTATGCTGTATTGACCACCTGTGAATTTCTTGATCATCTCGATCAGTGCATCTGCACTGCTGAACTTGGGAAGATGTGCAAAAAAATCTGTGCCTGCTATTCTGTCAATCACATCTTGGCGTAGGTCTTTGGTCTTGTCAGATGTCAGCTGTTTCCAGTGATCCACACCGTACAAACGTTCTACTCCACCAAAGAAATCTGCAATCACGCCATCCATGTCCAAATACACAATGGGTTTGACATTAGATTGTTCTGTCATGTGTTTATTATACAACTGTTTGTTGTATAAATCAACAGATATTTTTTGGTTAGATAGTATTTCGGTAATCTTCATTAGTCTTTTTCACAATTGGCACAGTGACAGCGTCTGCACACTTCAATCACCCATTCTCGTGTTTTTTTGTCGCCAATATGTTCGCTCTCTTTTCTTTTCAAAGTTTTTTTGCAATGGCTATCATTGCCACAATTGATGCAATAGGGTTTTTCCTTAGCCATAAATTTTTTAAGATCTGTCTTGTTTGGGGCTTTGTCTTTGTTTGAATTTTTTATCAGTGGAACACCAATATCTACCATAGCTTTCATTGGATTCAGCCTGCACATATCCTTTTTTTTCATAGTCCGGCCAAGACTTTTGTGGAATCTTAATTATTCCTTGTTTGTCGTTAGGATTAATCACCATGATCAATTCATTATCACTGTTGTAATCTTTAACAGGTTGAACAATTTTTTTTGCAATTTTATCTTTGAAACTTAAATTCTCTTTTTTGTAATCTGCGGGCATGAACTTGGCATATCTGTCCTGCATGTTTTTCACTGTGTTTAAATCTCTGCCTGAATCCAAACTCAATCTGGCCACTTCAATATCTTGTTTGATATTCTGTATCAATTGAGTATCGCCTTTTTGATTGGCCACATCCAACGCTTTGTTCATGGCCTGTATCACTGGCACATTGTTGTTGATGGCATTGTTGATGGAACCTATGCCTGCCACACTGCCCACAATGATTCCTGCCACGGCCATTCTTTGCAACCAGTCTTTTAATCCTTCATCTAATTCTATTTCTTTTAGATTATCGTAATTTTTTTTGAAGTAATCTTGGGCCACATTATAATTGCCGGATGAGAACACTGTTTTGCCATCTTTGTCCAGCACATTCCATTGGCCGTCTGCAGCTTGACTCACATAAGGTTTTTGAGTGCTTTCAAAATGTTTGGAGTATGGTCTACCTTTGGCAAATTCTCTGCCATAGCTGAACTCCTGTCTCTGTGCCAGTTCTTTGGCTGAAAATCCTGGTGCTATCTGTCCACCACGGGCCTGCTTGGCCACATCTTCTCTGTTTTTGAACACTGCTCTTATTTCGTCAGGAGTCATCATGTCCAGTTTTTTCTTCCTGGCCGCCATGCTGCCGGACATCTGCGAACCTTCTGATATAATATCTCTTAGCTTCATTTTTTTCTACCTCTGAATTTGCTCTGTACTGAACCAGTCATGTGTGGCAAACTGAACCACAGTTTGAACCAATCTGGATCGCCTGGTTTTAGGCCTAATTCTTTTTCTTTGTCTTTCAATGCCTGTGCTGTGTAACTGATATTTTCCACAGACGGCATAGTATTGCTGTAAGTGTCTATGCCTGCCAGTTTTTTTAATTTATCAATCTCGTCCATACAATATTTATGCTGGTTGTTTTAAATTTTGTCGTATTTTTTGGTATATCTCAGTGGCTGTTTTTTCGTCTGCAGGTATAGTGTTTAAGAAACTGCGTCTAGCACCTTGCACAGCATACTCTCTAGCTCTGCTGGCACTCACACCTGCAGCACCTTCTGCATCAGGATCTCTCATACCAGCGTTTATGGTCTTTATGCTGTTGAATTGATAGTCTTTGCCATTGTATTTGTTCAACAATTCATCAAACTGTTGCACCCTGTCAGAGCCTGCCACATATATGATGTCTTTGTAGCCCATGCTTTGCAATTTCTTCATGGCATCAATGATGGTTTTCACACCAGCATCACCCACTTTGATGTTGGGAAATATCTTCTGTGCATAATCTAATTTGTCCGCAAAACTGAGAGGATTTGATTTGGTATCTTGCGTGTGTGTTAAAAATAAAAAATGATCTCCTGGTTGAGTAGAGATGGTATCTATTAATTTTTTATGACCAGTGGTGGGTGGATTCATTCTGCCGTAGGCAAACGCGGCAATTTTAGGCGCTGGTTGATTGATTTCTATCAGTCTCATTGTGCATTCTTGACTGGATGTTTGGACAAGCCTTGTACAATCTTGTTGCTGAGTGCCACTTTATCATCTGCACTGATAATCTTTTCTTGCTTGCCGTTGATTTTAAATTTTTCAAAATATTCATTGATTGCTTTATCCACACATCCACCCCAAGTTTCCATTGGATTCTTTTCCATCATTTCTTTTTGATTGTCACTGTATCTTTTGGCCACTGGAAAGAAATTTTTTCTAAAAAACTCACTGTCGTTCAGCATGTATTGATAGATATCTTCTAAAATATCATATCCAATATTGTCTCTGGTTATGGCTGTGAATTCATTAGCTTTCATTGCTATCTTTCCTGTGCTGGTTCAATTGTTGGTTGAGTCTTTAACCATGCTTGACGATCTTTTTCTGCTTCTTCTTCGGAAATATATGGATCTTTGCCATCATAGATGTCCTGTAATTTTTGTCCTATCCAATCGAAAACTTCTTGATCTTCTTTGGAAACAGTTTTTCTGTGTGTTTTATAATCTGTGGCTTTTACCATTTGCGACAACTCCAATATCTTGCTTTGGTTCTTGGACCTGGATTAGCACAATTGTGTCTGGCTCTAAAACTTCTGCGTCTAGCTGGATTGGATTTTTTAATCCTCATGTTGGGATCACCAAAATTCACTTTCACTATGTTGCCAGTGGGTTTACGCACATACACTTTGAATTTTTTCACATCACCTCTCATGGGTTTGCCCAAAGGCACTTTGCGTCCTCTGTATTCTGCTTCATCCAATGCATCATCTTCGTTGAACCACATCACATCATATGCACTGTGGAAATCATCACCTTCATAGGTCTCTTCATCCAATTGTTCGTTGGTGCTGACTTCTATGTCAAATTCTTCCAAACCCATTTCTTTCAACTGTTCATTGAGGCTTTCGGCCAATTCATCAGATTCTATTTCATCCAGTGCTCTGTGCAGTTCCACACGCAGCACTTGATTGCCTTGTTCGTCTTCAAATATTTGATAATTGGTTTGATCTTCAAACAGTCCTATGGCACTTTCACTCAACGCCACATCCACCAAGGATTCTGCATTGATATTTTTACCTATAATACTAAAAAAATGTTGCATATTAATGATTCAATTTAATTGAGTTTATGTTGCCTTCTGTGTAGATCACTTTGGCTCTTACCCACACAAAATTACCAGTAAAATTGTAAAAAAAACTACCTGTGCTGTTGGCATGAACCGCTGTGGGAGCAGTGTGCGTGGTACCAGTCACATCAAACCAATCTGTGGCAGTGGGTGCAGTGGCCAATGATGCTTGCATGCGAATGTTGCCTTCAAAACCTGTCACTGTGATCTGTATGGTATGAAAACCATCGCTGCGACCATAGTATCCATCACCTTTGAATTGCTGTCCCAACACCGTTTCCGTGGTGCTGTCATTGGGATGATCCGTGGCTGGCAGTATTGTTTCGCTGTATGCTGGCATGTGTATATTTAGTCCTATTGCTAGGCTGTGTGTGAGGTCATAGACTCTATGGTTTCCAGCACTATCTTATTGTCCACAGCGTTGATGGTCACTTTACCACCATTCTTAAGTTTGCCAAACAATAATTCCTTAGCCATAGGAGTTTTAATCTCCTGATCTATCAATCTCTGCATGGGTCTTGCTCCCATCTTGGGATCAAAGCCTTTGTCCACTAGATAATCTATGGCTTCATCAGTCACAGTGACCTGTATTTTTTTCTCCACTAGATATGTTTTAAGATCTGTTAAGAATTTGCCCACCACTTTGATCATGGTAGGTTTACTTAATTTTTTAAATGTGATTATGCCATCCAATCTGTTTCTAAATTCTGGAGTAAAGAACTTTCTAAATGCTGTGTCGGAATATCCCTCATCCATAGTATCGCCAAAACCTATGCTGCCTTTTTCTGACTGTTCTGCTCCCAAGTTGGTGGTCAATATCAGTGTTAAATTTTTACAATCTGCCACTTTGCCGTTGCTGCCGCTCACTGTGCCTTCATCCATGATCTGCAACAGTATTTGACTCACATCAGGATGGGCTTTTTCAATCTCATCCAACAGCAACACACAGTTGGGAGACTCTTGTATTTTGGTGATCAACAGTCCAGCATTTTCTTCATAGCCCACATAGCCTGGAGGTGATCCTATCAATTTGCTGATGCTGTGTTTTTCTTGATATTCACTCATGTCAAATCTCACCATTTTCACACCAAGATGTTTGCTCAACTGTTTGGCAGTTTCAGTTTTTCCACAACCAGTTGGTCCCATGAATATGAAAGATCCTATGGGCTTGTTCTCACGTTTCAACCCTGCTTGAGAGATTAATACTTTGTCCACAATATTGGTGATAGCTTCATCCTGATCATACACTTCTGCTTTCATGTTCTTCTCAAGATTGGCTAGGTTGTTGGATTCTCTCTGCTGTATGGTCTCCACCGGTATAGTGATCACTTTGCTTAATTCAAACTCTATCTCCGCAGAGTCTATGATGCGTGTGTCTTTGGGAGCAATATTGAATCTGCTGCCCGCTAAATCTATTAGATCAATGGCCTTGTCAGGCAACTTTTTATCTGTTTGATACTTACAACTCAATTTGACTGCTGTTTCAATGGCAGCATCAGTGATCTGTGCCTTGTGATAATTTTCATAGTATTTCTTCAGACCTTTAAGGATGTCTATGGTCACTGCTTGTGTGGGTTCATCCACAGTGATCCTTTGGAATCTGCGCATGAGAGCACGATCCTTTTCAAAATATTTTCTGTATTCTTCCCAAGTGGTACTGGCCACAACTTTAAGTGTGCCTTTGGTCAACACAGGTTTTAATAGATTGGCCAAGTCATTGGATCCTTTGTCTCCACCGCCTGATCCTGCTCCGCTGATGTTGTGTGCTTCGTCTATGAACACAATGGTCTTGCCTTTTTTCTTCAATGCTTGCAACACCATTTTGAATCTTTCTTCAAAATCTCCTCTGTATTTGCTGCCCGCTAACATGGCACCTATGTCCAAGTTGTACACTTGATATTCTTTTAAAAATTCTGGCACCTTATTGGTCACAATGTTCAATGCCAATCCTTCTGCTATGGCAGTTTTACCCACTCCTGGGTCACCCACTAGGATCACATTGTTCTTCATTCTTCTGCCCAAAGCCAATGCAATTTGATCCAGTTCAGCGTGACGACCTATCACAGGATCTATTTTGTCTTTTTTAGCTTCAGCATTTAAATTAGTGGTGTAAAGATTCAATGCTCTTTGTGTAATTGATGCATTTTCTTCCACTCCAAATTCTGTCTCTACCTCAGAGTTTAAAAAATCAGCAAATTTTTCTTTGTCAATATTGGCTTTAACAATATAAAAATAACTGTGACTCTTTTTCTCGCTCATCATGCTGAGAAATACATCTGTAAGTTCTATTCGTTGCCTACCACTGAATAATGTTTGTGTGAATGCTCTGTTGAGTACTCTTTCCACACTCACAGTCTTTTTGGGTTTGTATTTGGCAGGAGGGCTAATCAGTTCTATCTCTTTTAATCTTTCTTTGAGATATGTTTCAAGATTTTTCTTTAATGATTCTGCATCAGCTCCAAAATCTGTTAGAGCCTTCATAAATTTGTCATAGCACAGCATGGCAAACAGCAGGTGTTCCACTGTGACATATTCGTGTTTGAGCTTGGCAGCATCTTCCACTGCTTTGTCAAATATGCGTTGTAGTTCGTCGCTGGGTTCTACCATATTAATTGAGTAATTTTTGTTGTTTCTTAAAGGCCATCTCCAGTTTCAGTTTGCTGACTCTGTCGATAAAGTTAATTCCATACAAATGATCAAATTCATGTAAAAAAATTCTTGCATTTATTTCACTTAATATCATTATACATTCTTTTTGTCTGCTGTCAATATATTTAACCGTTATGGTGTGAGGCCTACTTATTTTAAGATGCAATTTTGGAAAACTTAAACAGCCTTCCTCCATCAATACCAGCTCAGTAGTGGCTTGTTCAATCACAGGATTAATCACTGCAAATGGTGCGTTAATTTTAGGCAGGTTGTGTGGTTGCATCACAAATATTTTGGCATCCAACTGCACTTGGTTGGCAGCCAGTCCTATGCCTTTTTCACTCACCATGGTTTGTATCATATCTTTTTCAATTTTTTCTGCATCTAAACTGTTAAAATCGAAATCTTTTACTGTGCGAGTCAACCAATCGTTGGGGTGTTTAATTAAGTTCATCACGTATGTTTTTTATCCTCTGCAACAATTCTGCATTTTCCACTGTGGGAGTTTCTGCCACAATGGTGATATAAAGATTACCGCGCTGACGATTGTTGTGTATGTTGGGCAGGCCTTCACCTGTGATATTGAACACAGTGCCTATCTGTGTGCCTTTGGGTATGCTGACTGACAGGTTCTTTTTGGACAATGTGCGAATTTCTTTTCTTGTGCCCAATATGAGATCAAACATATTGACCTTCAATTTTGTGTGCAAATTTATGCCGTCTCGTTCCCAAGTTTTGTGCCTTAATATTTTAATTCTCACTATGAGATCACCACGTGGAGCATTGGATACAGAATCAGATCCTAGTCCAGAAAATTTAATCATGTTGTTGTGTTCTGCTCCAGGAGGAATGTCTATGTTCACACTCTCTTGACGTCCATTGGGCAATCTATAACTGGCAATCAATGCTTTACCGTTCATCACATCTTCAAGATCCAAAGTGGCTTCTATGTTGATGTCTGCATTGCGAGGATTGGATCTGAATGTGCTGGCTCTTTGAAATGGTCCTCCTCCGCCTCCAAAGAAATTGTTGAATATATCATTGATGTCACCATTGAAATTATAATGAAAATTATCACCACCCTGCTGATGCACATTGGTGGTGCCATATCTATCATAGGCAGCCTTTTTTTGAGGGTCTTTCAGTATGTCGTAGGCTTCGTTTAATTCTTTGAATTTGTTTTCATCACCACCTTTGTCCGGATGGTGTTTCATGGCCTTGCTCTTGTAGGCTTTTTTCAAGTCATTTTCATTGGTATTACGATCAACACCTAAAACTTTGTAAGGATCCATATGTTATAATATAGTGGTTTTCTGTCAAAAGTCAAGTGATAGAAATTTATTTTTCTTTTAGAATGTATTTGATGGGATATTCGGCTTTGACTTTGACTCTTTTTTTGCTGTCGCTGTCCTCATACTGTATCATATTGGGTGCCAATTCCACAAAATCATCCACCTGTACCACATTCTGCACTCCATCGTGCCAGTAGGTCAACTCTGCCGGAACTTTTCTAAATATGGCAGCAATACTGTCATACAGCCAATAGATGAATTTACCTGTGATTAACACAATCTTCTTTGCTATCTGATACCCATATTTGATGGCTGTGATTATTAACTTCACTGCGTGAGTAATCTTGGCAAACACCATGGCTGAATGTTGAACAGCGTGGGAAAAAAAAGTTTTACTTTTTATCGCTGCTGTTTGGAGCCACTGAGTCGTTTGTGCTGTTATCTTTTTTAGTTGTTCCTTCATAATATTCTTTATAACGATCCAATATGTCTTGTGTTTGTTTTAGAGTGCTGCGAATCTGTGCAAAATTTTTGGCCAATAGCTCATAGTCTTCATCACTCAATCCAAACAGCACAGGATCCAATCCTTCTGCTTTCATTTTGGCAAATACTTCTTGGGCATTGTTGCTGGTGATCACGATCCATCTCAGCTTCTCCATCTCTTCCAACGTGGGAGTCTTGAGGTTCAATTTCTCTCTGCTTTGTTCTTGTGTAAGCACTTTGATCACTTTTTCTCCCAATAAACTGCAGTTAGTAAGAAACAAGCTCAGTGTGATGATGGTGATTATTTTAATCATGTTAATTGTTGTATTCTTTATAACGAGGATTTGCAATGGCTGGACACTCAGAATTGATCTCTGATTTCTTAGTGGCTGTTTTTTCTGCTTCAGTTAATGGTGATCCACCTGCGATCTCCACACATCTCAGCGCTTTGTCTGATGCTTTGTTGACAATTCTTTCCATGGCATCGGGTCTTTCAATTGCTGTCTTGCCTAGGTCACGTGTGCCCTTGTTGAATCTTTTATCCAAATCATCTATGTCTTTTTTCAGTGTGCCCACCAACTTGTTCACTTCTTGATTGGCTTTGAGTATGGCTTCGAAGTCTCTCTTTTGATCCTCAATAAATTTGGTCTGTGTTTCCAAAGCCTGTTCCATTTTGATTTGATTGCCTTTGAGTATGGCATTGTCGCCTCTCAGTTTTAACACATAAGCACCAGCACCTGCCACGCCCAGCAGCATTATGATGGTGAATACCATTTTTACCTGTCCAAATAGTCCAAACATATTATTTTTCTAGTATTACGCAGTGACGATTGTTTTCCAGCACATATTTTGTGCCGTAGATACTTATATTATAATCGCCTAGATACTTGGTAAGATAGAGCACTTCAGGAAAGCTGTTGGCACTGTAGGATTCTGTGATCTGTTTTAATTTATCCACAGTAACACCGTGATCCACAAATTTAAAATGCAAAGGCTCAGCATATTTTTTGCTGAATGTAATTATGTTGTCTTCCATAATCACTTCATCCACATAACTGTTGGCAAAGAAATTTTTGTAATTCTCCATAGCAGTTTCGTTTTTGCGTATGCTGTACTCATTGCCATCTTTGGGTATAATGGTTTCCAGTGTGTTTTGATCTGCTGATTGACTTCTAAAATTTTTGTAGTATCTAAATTTGAATTCTTTAATGTCAGCCACTTTCTTAATGCCATCTAAAATTTCAGTGATCTGTTTGCCCGCGTGTCTGTTGCGTTCCATTTCCACAAACACTCTGTAGTAACCATCTGACTGTTCACCGCTGGTCTTGTCTGCGTCCAACACAAATTCATAGCCTTTTTCAATAAAATTAACAAGATCTTCTGCAGCCTGCATGGGTTTGACTCTGAAACTCAACACCACTATCTTTTCATCAGTGCCCATTTTGGATTGATATGAATCCACTTCAAAGATATGGTCCACACAGTATTTGAGATCGTGTTTGTTCAATGCCATTTTATGTCTCTGCAGTTATGGGTTGAATTTGCTCCGCAGGTTGAATGTCTGGCACCACAGCATCTTTGACTGGTTCATTGCTGTATTGCAGCTGATTCTGCATGCCGTCATAGATATTTTTCATAAGATTAATGGGCATGGTGATTTCCACTATCCAAATGGGCATGGTGTCCAACTTGCCTTTTTTGGTGCCTGGTCTCACATCATCTGGTTCCACAATTTTTCGAGGAGCAATCAATTGATCTTTTTTGTATGTGACCTTGCAGTCATAATCCAATAATCTTTTGCCACCCATAGGGTCTGGCATCTGCTTCATGGGCCACATGAATTTGCATGATACATAATGCTTGGTCATGATGGGTCCTTCAATCAGTTCACCATCTTTCCAGTTGTCATACACATACAAATCCAACTCATCCAGCACTCTTTCAAAGTCTTTGATAATGGCAAAGGCATTGTCATTGCTGTATATGGTCTCTATGTTTTTTAAAATATCTGCTGTGTCATGCATAATTGTACCTATCCAGTGTATTTAGCCACACAGTGGCTTATAACATACTAGTTTTATTATGTGTTAATACCGATAAATATTTGTACATTATCTTCAACAAAGGAGAGTCGATGGGTTCAAAAAATGCTTTCAAAAAGCGCTCTAAACACAATAATGTACTGCAAATCAATCAATATCAAATAGAAAAACAAAAAGATGTCCAAATAATTCCCCGCAACAAGAATCAAGAGTCCTATCTAATCAAACTGTTAGACCCTGCCAAAGACATAGTATTCGGTGTGGGTCCTGCAGGCACTGGTAAGACCTTGCTAGCGGTGCAGGTGGCCATCAAAATGTTCAAAGAACGCAAGGTGGATCGTATCATAATCACCAGACCAGCTGTGAGCGTGGATGAGGACATAGGTTTTTTACCAGGCACACTGGAGGAAAAAATGGCTCCTTGGACACGTCCTATATTTGATGTGTTTCAGGAATATTTTAGAACACAGGATCTGCGCAACATGCTGTATGAAGGTGTGGTTGAAATAGCACCTTTGGCATTCATGCGAGGCAGAAACTTTGTGAAGGCTTTTATTGTGGCAGATGAGTGTCAAAACACCACACAAAGTCAGATGAAAATGCTGTTGACCAGACTGAGTGCAGGATCCAAGATGGCAGTGACAGGTGATCTTAATCAAGCAGACAGACAACACAACAACGGACTGTTGGATTTTATTGAAAAATTAAATCGTCAGAATGTTGCCAATCGCATAGATGTGGTAACTTTCCACAAAGGAGACATTGAACGTCATCCTGCTGTGCGTGAAGTGTTGGATGTGTATGGTGATTAATTCTTGCGTATGATGTGATAGCCGTACACTGTGGGACAAACTCCACTGACTTCACCCACTTGCAATGTGTCTATGAAAGCCACGAAATCTTGATCCATGGTGTTGGGTTTGAATGTGCCTAGATTGCCTTGATTAACTTTGCTGGGACAATCACTGTATTTCACAGCAGCATCTTCAAATGTGATCATACCTTGAGCAATTTCATTTCTTATTCTAACAGCTTCAAATAATGCTTCTTCTTGGATTTTTACACCTGTGTATCTGGTAGCACCTTGATAACTGACTAATATGTGACTGGCTCTGTACATGTTATTCCATATGGGAAAGTTTGATCATGGTAGCAGAAAGATTTATTTCAGGATCTGCTATCAATGTGTGATCCACCAGCCCTTGTTTAATAATCATTATGGCTTTTTCTTGACGAGATTCATTGCCAAACAGTGTGACATTGTCATACATCCATTTGAATATGTCTTCCACTTCATCTGGTCTAACTTGACTGCACACCAACTTCCTTGCTTCTGTAATTTTGCCTGCTTTGAACAGTTCAACCATGCCTAGTTTGTAATCAGTTTCATTCATATCACTCTTTTGTGGTTTCATCAATGTGCCATTCTGTGCATTCATCTGCACCACGTTGATGCATTTTCTTAGATCAGGATATGTGGCTTTGACATAAGTGTCTAAGGTTTCTAAATCAGGAGTTACTCCTTCTTTCATTAATATCTCTGCCACTCTAGCTGTGAATTCTGTTTGATCCACACGCTCAATGTGGAATCCTTGACATCTGCTGTGCAGCGCTGGGATCACTCTGTTGGGATAGTTGCAGGTCAGTATGAATCTTGACGTGGTATGATATTCTTCCATTACTCCACGCAGAGCTGCCTGTGCATTGGGACTGAGATAATCTGCCTCATCCAGCAATACCACTTTGAAATCTCCAAATGGAATCATTTGCACAAAATTAACAATCTTTGCTCTCACGTCATCCACTGAGTTGGTTCTACTGGCATTGATTTCCAGCACGTCTAGATCATTCACTTGCAATTCATTTAATAATATTTTAGCTAGGGTGGTCTTGCCTATGCCTGCGTTCCCGCTGAACAACAAATGTGGTATGCTCTTGTCTTTGACCCAAGTTTGAATCTGTTTCTTTTGATGTTCATCTCTAAACACATATTGATCTAATGTGCGAGGTCTATACTTTTCTGTCCAAAGTTCTTTCATTAGTTTCTTCTAATGTATTCTTGTCCTATGCCAGACATTATGAATGGTATGTATAACAACATCCACCACCAACCCACAAGATATCCCAAAATGTGCAGTGTCATTAGCACAATGCCCACCACACCAGTGTTGTTCAATCCAGGACTTCTAGTTTCAGGAAATTTCATACTGTTAGTATATGCGAAACAGTGATGAATGTCAAGTGTTTTACAGCTGACTTTCTTTGGCCACGTACCAATCTTCTGGTTTTTGTTTGGCCCACAACAGCACACTTTCGGCTTCCACCATTCTTACTGTGTGTTCCACTCCATCAGTTTTGATTTTGGCACCTCTGGTCCATCTGCCGTGTTCCACCAAGATATAATCACCCACCACATATTCATCTGTGTTGTCTCGGCCTTTGGCATACACTTTGGCCCATCTGGGTTTGATACCATGCACCTTGCCATCATCTGCAGTGAGTATGATACCGCCTTTGGTTTTGAATGAATCAAAGCTCATGTCGCTCACAATCACACGATCTTTAATCGGGATCAAGTCTCCTTCGAGAGTATGATATGAACTCATAGTTTATTTTTTCTTAGTGTAGTTTCCTTCAGCATCTTCCACCCACTCTTCGTTGGCAGCTTCTGCTGGTGCTTTAGATCGTTTAGTAGGCACAGTTTGTGGATGATCTCTGTAATAATCAGCCAAAACTTCCTCACGTTTGCGAACAATTTTTCCACCAGGTCCCAATTCATCACCACGAGCATTCACTCTAGCATTGCCCACAGCCGGAGTCAGTTCGTTGCGTTGTCTCAACAGATCAATATCAATCTGTTTGCCCTGCATGGTACGATAAACTTTGTTACCACTTTGTTTGATAGCCATATTTGTTGTCTCCTATAATGTATGTATTTATCTAAGGAACTCTCTCCAGTCCAAGCCATATTGGATGGAATCTATCCTGTGTACACCCAGCAAATACAGCACATAGGAAGCCACTGAGCTGCCTCTGCCCACTCCCCACAACATATTGCTGGATCGCATGTTTTGTACCAAATAATGTAAAAACTTTAATAGATTGATATAATTGTGCTGTTTAAATGCTGCCAATTCTTCTTTAACTCTTTGTTCGCTGCCCGCAGGAGTGATGCTGATGATGTGGGATTCAATATCAAAATCGGCAGCCTCTTTGGGCATGAACCATTCTGATTGCAACAACTGATCAAATTCTTTCACGTCCACCAGCATGGGTTGATATTTCTGCAAAGTTTGACCTACTCCAGTAAATTTTATTGATTGATTGAAATGATCTATTTCTTTGTGATTGTCAAATCTAAGATCCTGCAACACTGCCAATCTGTTTTGATAGATCAGATCCACTGCGTCTTGATGATCGAATATAGGAAGTCCTAAACTGTCTGTTCGCATAATGATTTATTATGCTTATTTTAGTCTATATTGATGAGATTGTCAAGATCTTTTCCGGTTTCTTTAGCCATTTTCAACTGTTCTGCTGCCAATCTCTGTTTGAGTTCTTGATTGTACACATCCACAAACACTCCAATTTGTTGACGCAACTCAGGATTGCGGCTTTGAAAATATTTTTTGCGCAGTTCAGATAATTTGGCTTCCAATTGAGCTATACTGTATTCTCTTAGATCTTCGCTGAGTGGATGGAACATGGTATTCCCAATTAGATTAATTGATGAATGTGCCTAAAAATTTAGCAAACACTGTGGTGCCTTGGTTGTAGGTCCAGAACTCCACATACATTGGATTTTGTGCTGCGTTCACTAAGAATGGATTAGGAAAAGCAGAGTCTTTGTAAATTAATCCAGCGTTCTCTGTACTCCATACCACTGTGCGTTGAACACCGTTGCTTCTCACTTCTACAATCACACTGCTCATGCCTGAGGTCACTGTGGGCCAATTTGTTAATGTTAATGTAAGGTTGGCTGTCACTGTGAAAGTTTGAAAATTTCCGTTATTCAAACTGATGTTTTGCGCAGTGGACACGTTGCCAGCTGAATAAACAGTCAAATTATTGTTGGTAAATTTTGCTCCTGAAATTACATTGTTGGCAAAGTTATTTGTGGCGTTTAATTTTGCTGTGTTGGTTTGTAGTGCTTCTATCTCTGTTTTGGCAGTGGAAAAATTTGTTTTAATGGTGGTGAAATTATCTCTAAATCCTTGGCTGTTGTTGTCCTGTCCTGCCACAGGATATGTTTCATCTAGATTGGTTGTGTTAATGTTGCTTGGCATAGTGCTTCCTTATAGTTGTGTTTATTTATCTGTTCCAATCACTGTTTAAATGTTATATTGATAGCTAGGAAACATAATATACTGCTCCACACCACTGTCTGTGGTACTGTCTATGATGTATCTGTCAATTTCAAAGTCTATGTTTTTGAAGTCAAAACCATTGTTTTTTAATGCTGCCAAAATCTTAGCACTGGTGCCTGGTTGGCAGTAGCACAGCGGCACAGCAGTTACATAGCCTAAAACCTGTGTCTGTCCAGATTGAGCAGTTCTCATCCACAAAGGTAAAAACTCATTTTCAGTGCTGCCCACTGCTCTAATATTTGCTCGCATGTTTGTGGTATTGCTGATGAATCTTTCTATGTCGTTGGCATTGGCCACATTTAATATTTTACTGTCAACTTTGATCACTCCGGTATTGGGTCTAAATCTAAAAGGATCTGTGGCATTGGCCACCACATTGCCCACGGTGATCACAGAGCCATTGGCCAGTGTAACTGATAATATACCTGTGTCAAGATTCAATATCAAACTGCCTTGTCTAGCATAGATTTGCAGATTAGTGCCTATGGCTCCCACTGCCAGTGGCAAATTATTATTTGTGAACAATGTGTAAGAACTGCCTCCCACATTGAGTTTGGTCACATCATCAATCACTTCTATATCAGTCTGAGTGATGTTGATCTTGTTTGGATTTTTAATTTTTATTTTGCTCTGCACCTGTTGACTGGGGTGATCCTGAGGATCAATCATTTGTATATACACCACTTCATACACAATGTCGTTGGTGCCAGGAGTTTTGGCTATGGCTGTTTTAATTTCCCCAAACTGATATCTTTTACGACGATGATTCTTTACTGTGGCTGCCACATAATAATTTATAGTTTTAGTTTCAATGCCTGCGTATATCAACATTTTTAATTGTTTTTGTATGCCAAATAAATCATCGCTGGGTCTATAAACGGCAGTAGGCACAAATATTTCTGGATTGCCCACTAGTGTAAGATAAGTGTTTCTCTGTGTGGGTTTCAGCAAAGGTTTCACATAAAGATTGCTGTAAAGTAGATCGCTGGTGGCTGTCACATTGAGCGTGAAAGTTTTTGTGATTGCACTGTAACCAAATTGGTCACGGGCTTCCACAGTGAACAGAAACTGTCTGTCTATGCTGGTGTCTCCAGCATCCAATGTAAAATCTCTAGCGTCAAATGTGGTTAATCCTAATAATCCTGCCAATGGAAATTGTCTCACTTTGCCTAATATTTCTCCATCCAAAGCCAACACTAATCCATTGGGCAGTGCGCCTGCAGTGACCACATACCTCAACACAGCATTGGGCACTGTGGTTTGAGCTTTGACTGATAGTGTGCTGATAAAGTTTGCATTGATGCTGCCTAGGTTAGATTCTGTGAGCCAAGTGATCACACTGTCCACTTCACCTAGAATTTTTACCGCAAATGTTTTGTCTTTGATAGCTAGACTTTCATTGTTGCCGCCAAATCTAGTAGCCCTCACAGTGAATTTGTATTCTTTGGTCACTGCTGGTTGATATGGCACTCTGCCTGCCACTTCACCTGATGTGCTGTCCAATGTGCAACCTGGTGGCAGTGTGCTCACTGTGGCATCATCATTGGTGGGTCTCAATGTGTAGCCCACATAGCCTGTGATGGTGTTGGGATCATACAATTCTAAGAAAATTGTCACATAGTTGTTGGCTCTCTTGTATCCAATGTTTCTTGGAGTGAGCCACTGTGGAGTTCTAATGTATGTGCCGTCAGATGTGAACACACCACCACCCACTTGCAGCATGGTGTTGTCTGCACGTAAAAAATCATCGCCCACCACAAATATTCTAAATTTTCTTTTGGTGATAGTGTCACCGTCACTCACACTCACTGTGAATTCATAGTATCTGCTCAGTTTGCGTGGTGATCTGGTGGGAATGGAAAAATCATAAAATTCCACATCATAGAAAAAACTTTCAAAACCGTTGGCACTTCTCAGTCCAAAATCAAAAGGAAAAGCACCATATGTGTTGGCATCATAGGTTCCGCTGGCAGCCGATGTATCCAAAGCTAATATAGGATCTATCACTCCAGTCAATTTGCCTGATTTGGTCAGTGTGATGCCTGGTGGCAGTGTGCCATCACCTCTAGCAATGAAATATTCCAACTCATCACCTGCTGATAAATCTGTGTCTGTGGCCAACAATTGATAATCCACATAAGCACTGTCCAATATGAACAAAGCATCGTTGACTCCTACGGGCAATATGCCAGCTGGGGTGATCCAAGTGGGAGCATCTGGACCCGCCACTGTGATAGTGTAGGTGCGATCTTGAATATCAGTGCCTAATTTTGCTCGCAACACAAATCTAGATTGGGTGGTTCTAGTCACTTCCAGTGTGGTGCCCACTATGGCAGCGTTTTGTAATCTTAATCCAGCGGGTAAACTGCCTGCTATCAAAGTCACTGCATCCACTGCTGTGATAGGCAGATTGATTGCTGTGATAGTCCTCTCAGTAATAGTGCCTAAAGAATAGCCAGTTGGTTGTGTCCACAAGTTGCTCATATGTTGTATTTATGGAAAAATTAGATGGCGCCAAAGTCATGCACAGCAGCACTGGGACCTGTTATGGTGCCCAAGTCCACAGGATTTACCGCAAAGAATAAATCCAGCAGATTAGTGATGTTGTTTTGATTACTGCCATCTAAATTGATATCACCTAGATCAAATCCTATGAAAGAATCTCTATCATCTAGACTCAAGCCGTATACCAAAGATTGCACATTGGCTGCTTGTATTGTGTTTATCCCCACTATGTTGTTGTTGGCCCCTGTGAGTGTGGCTCCCAGTGTGGGATTAGATTCATTGGATAATAGTGTTGATACTCTCAGTGTGGGAAATCCACCCTGGTTGATCATTTCTGTTCTAGTAGCTCCTGCCAGTGTGCCCAATACTTGTAGGGTGTTGCCGTTGACCAATGTGGTCACTGGTCCTGTGTTGCCCACTATGCCCAAACTTATTATGCCTGATGCAGTGATAGTGATTTTATCATTGTTGGTGGACAGCGTGATATTGCTGCCAGCTTCTAAATTTTTTAATTGTAATTCCGCACCAACTTTTTGATAGAATATGCCTTTCACAGTGCTGCTGTCTACCAGTCTGTTAATGATAGAAGTGTTTTCAGGATCTCTAGCAGCTAAATCAGCAAAATTATTATTGACTTTGATAAACGCTTCGCGTAAATCATCACCTGTGCCATCATTGGCAATTGTTCCTATGTTTATGGTGCTTATGGGCATAACTGTATTTATCTGTGTTAGATCGTTCTGCGGATTTTAGTTCTGGGAAACACTGATCCAGCAGTGGGTTTTTGTTTGTTGTTGATTTTAGGAAATGTGTTGCCACTGATCTTGCGTTCTACTCTATAAAACAAATAGAGATTTGGTGCTCCTTGCAGATCCTGTCCATCTGCGGGTCCACCATTGGTGCCAGTTAACTGTGCAGTTTTGGCAATGCCTGTGATGTATGCCTTGGCTTGAGTTTGATTCATGGTGGGATAGGTTTCCAACGCACACGCCAACACTCCACACACCTGTGGACTGGCCATGGATGTGCCACTGAATTTTCCGATATAAAAACTGGCATTTCTTGGATCAGCAACACCACTGGGTAATGCACTGATAATTAAGGTGCCTGGTGCAAATATATCCACTCCTGCACCACAATCACTAAATGTAACTTTCTGTTCAGTAGAAGTGATGTCCACAGCACCCACGCAGATAGCAGGCAAATTATGTGTGCCCACAGTGGTGTTGTCATTGGCAGTGGGACTGGTACCTCTCATATAATAGTAAGGTTGAGCCACACTCCCTGGATATCTCACACCCATTTCAAAAGTATTGTTCCAATCCAACCCTCCTGGTGTTTCGTGTTTCCAACTGCCATTGCCTGCTGCGCCTGTCATAATAATGCCTTCAGCATAGGCGTCTTCCAGGTCGTCATCCAATGCTGTGACTCTCACAGGAATACGTTGGCTGGCAATAAATCCCCAATCATTCAATTGTTGCGTGGTGAATGTGCCACCTGTGCTTTTGGCACTGTTGATGCCTGTTTGCAGATCTATTCTATCAGGAAATGCTTCGTAAAACGTCCACTCACTGATCATTGTGGGGCTGCCCACAGTGCCTGATATGGTGGCTGTGCCTTCCTGTCTCACTCTGTATGTTCTGTTTGGTGAAACACCTTCCACACCATAGTAAATTCTTTGCACACTGTTGTCTCTAGCACACCACATTATTTTGGGCAGAGCAGGATTAGTTACACTGACTCCACTGTACACCACTGATCCATTGCTAAAAGTGACATAACAATTGGTACCCACAAATATTTGATTGTAGGTCACACCTAAATATGAAATATTGAAAGGCAAAGACAAAGTCCAATAACCATCATCGTTGCTGCCCACAGTGGGAGTGGTGGATGCAGTCAAACTGGCAGCCCCCAACAGACTGCTGCCTATGCTGGCCACTGCGGCTGAAGTGGTACCTGGAGT